CCGTGGTCAAACAATGGAACTTTAACTACGTTCACTCTGTGACCATCAATGTGATCATAAGAAGTGAAGTAACCAGTAATTCCAAGATTACGACCGCTACCCGTGATGAACTTAGCCTCAGTAGTCTGAAGGTAAGTATTATTCGTACCGCTGTAGTAGTTACGCAGAGCCTTATCGAACTCACGTGCTCCACCTACACCAGTGTAGAGAGTAACTTGCTTATCAGTAGCATCAGTCATGCCGTAGAACAAATCACCGATAACATCCTCAATCTTCTTCTGAGTCAAAGTTGAGTAAGTATCCTTGTTGATGATTTGCTCAAACAAACCAGGACCAGAGATTACTGGTTGACCGTTCTCATCGAGCATCTGGTTAGTACCCTTATCATCATAAGTCTTTTGACCATACCAGTAGTACATCTCACACTCTTCCTTAAACTTGAGCATGTGACGGTACTCTTCGTAATCCATCCACAACTTAGTAGTTTGTCCATCCTTCATTGGGAGAGTGAACTGAGCTACATAGTCCTTAGCGTTACCTGCGAAGTGGTAAGACTTACGTACTGTACCGATCTTAGAACGTACGAGACCTGGAGCAGTCCAGTTAGATGCATTACCACGAGAGAAGTCAATCCCTACGTTAGCATACAACATGCCCCACAATGCACCTGCAGCAAGGTCTGTAGATGGGACAGATGATACATCAGGAGATACAATTTTCAAAGTGTACTTGTACCCACCACCGTCAGGAGTTGGTTGTTCCATAATACGAGCAAGTACCCCAGACTGAGATACGAGAGTGTATGGGAAGATGAACCACTTGTCAGGGAAAGTAACAGTAAACATAGAACCACCTGCACCAGTACCTACAGCTGCAACAACTGGACGAACATTTACTTCATGAGTTTTAACTCTGTACTCATACTCAAAGCGATCAATAGAGCGAGTGTTACCCACACCTTCAGTCAAGAAAGACAATGGGAACTTCTTCTCCTCACGACCTGCGAGGTGAGTAATAATTGGGGAGAGTTCTTCTGGTTTCTCCATAAGCGCATTAACCAACGAGTTAGTGTCGGTCATCTGCTGATCATTGTAATAGGTCTTTAAAACCTGCTGTAAAGCCATGATATTCTAGATTTTAATTTTAATTGTTTTGTATATATTAGAAGAGAGCATTTAAATCCAGATCATCTGTATCAAATTGTCTCTGTCGGCGTTGGGTGCGTCTGGCGTTTTTAACCTGCTGCTCATTAGAGACAATCCTTTCTCTCAATGATTGAACACTCTTTGTTCTAGCTCTTGTGTTGATGATGTCATCAAGTTTAAAGCCATTGTACATTAAGTAGTCCATAGCAAGTTTAACTTCTAATTCTGATTGACTGTAATCTAAATCTCTTTGAGTCTCCCCATTAGGACCTACAGGCTCAGAGATGTAGTCAAAGAATTTTGCTTTTTGATTGTCTGGGATACGTACCCCAGCAAACTCATTCCCAGTCTCAATTCTATTTGCTACACCCTCCCAGAACTCTTCTGTTTCTTCTTGTTGTCTTTGGAACTCAGCTTGCTGCTTTTCAAACAACTCTTGACGATATTGTTCTTGTGCAGTAGCAAGCTCTTGTCTAGCCACTTCTGATTTGCTAAACAATGAACCTCTTGACTCCAATGATTCAAGCATATCTTCGATAAACTCATTGTCATGACCTTTTGCTTGAAAGTAGTTTGCTAAGATGATACGCTGAGTACTTACATCTTCTTGATCAATCTCAACAGCAGAGAAATCTACTTGTGGATTGTAAGCCTGCATAAACTCTTCAGAGTTACCTCCAGACATTACGTAATCAAGATGTCTTTGTACCTCAGGGTACTGCTCAAACAATTGACTCAACTGTTCTTCTGCAGCCTCTTGTGACATATCTCTTACGAAATTTGTCAACCCTTCTACAGTATCATCATACTCATCATTTAACTCTAACCCAAGAGTATTAGCTATTTCGAAAATAACTCCTTGTCCTGCTGAATCTTCTTCAGCATCGTCATCTTCTGTTTCTTCGTACTCTTCTGTTTCTGACTCCTCTTCGTATTCTTCGGTTTTTGATTCATCTACAATGTCTTCGACTTCTTCATCTACCTCAGAATCAATTTTTTCAACCGTCTCCGGTTCTGCTGGCATAGTCTCCAGCCCATCCCCCAACATATCGTCAAAGGAGATTGCGCTGATATCTAACTTGTTTTCTTCCGCCATTTTACAAATGTATTTAGTTTGTGTTTTAGTTTACTTGTTTAATTTGCTTTTATAACTGTTGTTATAATATATCACTTCCTTCGTATTTTACGTTCAAAATACTTCTTTGTTCCTCCGTATTTCTTGCTATCCAAAAACCCAGTCTCATCTTCTAATGCATCTAATGCATTTGCACTGTTTATTACGTGTCTCCCAACATTATTGTAAAACTCAATTCCGTAATATTTTAGTGGCTTCTGAGCTTTCTTAGCTAGATTAAACGTAAATTTTGCTTTTCCAAGCATTGGTACAGCCCCAAGCATATCTACTGCTTCATCTAAATTTGGGTACGACGCGCCTCTATCTTGCATAGAGTTCCATGCACGATAAGCATCATCCCAAGATGATACTCCTGTAGGATCAAATGCTTCTACAGCATTTTCAAATGTAGAATCGTCTTGAGAATTGTGAGTTTTCACATCTCTCCAAAAATCCATTGAGTCGTAAGGTCTTTGCCTAATCGTGCCCTCATCTCTAACCATTGGAGTTGGGGTAGCTGGGTTTAAAGCAACTTGTGGTGAAAGAGGTGTACTGACTCTAGTATTATCTGATGCAGCTGTATAGGGAGGATCAGTAGGTCCCCCATCTTGCATCTTGCGGTAATTACTAAACATATCTAATAGAGATTCCTTTCTATCAGATAGCCTGTATTCATTTAGTAATTTACGTCGCTCTGCATTAGTCATTACACAAGAAATTTAAATCTCTTACTCCCCGTCTGGGGTTAGGTCATTTTCTTTATCCAATGCTTGTTGCTTAAGGTCAAGTTCTCTCTCCTTGAGTTCAAATTGTTTCATCATCTTCTCAAGATCTAAGTTTAACTTCCCTTCAACATCCTTAGCTTCAGCATTAATCAAGGCAATCTCAATATCCTTCTGTCTGTCTTTCTCTTTCTCAAGAGATTCCCTCTCCATCTTAGCTTGCTCCATCTGCATCTGCTGTTGTTGCATTTGCATCTGAGCTTCTTGTTGTTTCTGAGCAAGTTCTTGTTGAGCTTGTTCTGCTTTCCGCATCTTATCTTTTAACCCGGTAAAGCTATCAGTATCAAACAACTCCATAACTGCAGATGCTGGCATCCCGTTCTGAACCATAGCTTGAGACATCTGACGTGCTTGATTGAGATTGTCTTGATCCTTACCTGCATCAGATACGAATACACCGTACTCTGATTCCATATGCCCTAAAGAATCTAAGTCTAAGAACTGTGCTGTGGTATCAGGCATGAAGTACATTGCTGACTTCCCATCTATCCACGCTTCCTTCGAATAATCCAATAAGCCTTGGAGTTCTCTTTGCTCAAATCGTGCAAATTTCCTGAAAAGATCTTCAGTAATGTGCGACGACTGAACAATGGCTTGTTGACTTGTGGACTTACCTTCGTATGTCCCGATTGTTCCTTGACGTTGTCTGTTGACTCCTGAGATTTTTTCCCACTCTTGCATGATTGATTCAAGCAAGACGATGTACTGCTCAATTGTCTTAATCGACATATCGAGTACAGATTGATGCTGGGGAGAGAGCATAACACCCTCTTTATTGTAGTCAACCCATGCAATACCAGTTCCTTCAACATAGTACATGAATTTATCCATATCCCATTTCTTTGGGATCATGTTGATATCAAACTGAGCAATGATATCCTTAGACCTAGCAATAGCTAGTTCCATTCTGTACTTGAAGATATTGTAGTTCAGCTGATATGGAATCCCAAGCTGTACAAGAGAGACATTGTTTGAGTTAATATCTGAATACTTCCTCCCATTAACTGGGAGTTTACATCTTGAAGGATTGTCAATAGAAGTACGTTGATTTGGGATTGGGGAGATGTTTACATAAAAGCGCCCATCAATCTTTGTCCCTTCCCACACTTCATTTACCCACTCCCAATTCAACTTAGCTCCTTGTTCTTTGAGTTCTCCTGGGAGTCTGTAAGTCTCATCAACTTCAAACTCCTCAAGTTGACCAGTATTTTGGTCAATGTACTCCACAAACCCAATTCTCTTACGAGACTTCCAATAGACAGTAACTACTTCAACAAGTCTGTTTCTGTAGATATTGTCATCAGCACCTGAAGCTTCTGCTCTGTATAGAAGATACGAATCAACAGAGTTTTGCTGTGGGTTTTCTAATTCAAGTACTTGCTCAGCAGTTAAGTAATCATTGTAGTTATCAATGACTGTAGATGCGTGTGCATATCTTCTAATAATTGCCCAATCCCCATCCTCTACAAACTCTACATCTGGGTCTTTATCATAGTCAATGTCGAGAGTATTGAGGATCTCATAGAATGGTTCCCTGTTTCTAACTCCTTTGTGAGAATAGCATTCCCCTGCAACTAAGAAGTGAAAGAATGCTTTTTGAAACTTATCATATATCTCTTGGTCATACATGATGTAGTTAAGAGCAGCTTGTCCTTTGATTGCTCTATCATCTACATACGTACGCTCGAATTGCTCAATGATTTGTTTTGGGAGTTGGGGTTCTTGCTGTTCACCCTCTAATGCTTGTAAGAACATTTGCTCTGCAGTTTGCAGTATCTTGTTCTTTTTGGCTTCTTCTTTGAGACTTACTGAGTCAGCATTCTTAACTGCTACTGAGTAATTGAGTGGTCTCTTTGATTTCTCCCCAAGCAATAAGTCAATGATAGGCTTAATGATTGGGTAGTTCCTAAGTTTAGATGGGAAGTTCTCCCTAGTCTTACCGTAAGGTTTGATTACATACTTGTAGTCAAGTTCATCTATCTCCCCATTGTAATAATCATACAATTGTTTGAGAGCATTGCGACGTTCACTTAACCCAAACTTAGAAAGATTTATAAATGCATCAACACACTGCTCTCTCCACTTTTCAGTTTTCTGCCTTAATGGGAGCCGTTGTTGAGGTATTTTTGCATCTCCGTACATTCTTGTAAAGTTACTAAATTATCTATAGTTTTTATCAAACCAATCATCTTGAGATCTATCGTCTATAGTTTCTAGGACTTCTTTATTATATAGCTCTCGTGTATGGTACATCCCAACCATAAAAGCCATCACTCTGTCGAAGTTACCTTTGTGATTGAATTTGATTAATTCTTGCAATAATGCAGGATCATAAATAGTATGCAAGTTTAACGTAACATTCCCATCCTCATCTTGACCTCTAGGTGATATTAACCAGTCTCTTATATATAGCTCACCCTGACGCTTACGTTGCTCAGTCATGTGCATCCCATACTGACGACGTACATTCCTTGATTGCAATTCTCTCTTATCAAGCATCTCAAACTCTTCCTGCAGTTTGTGTAGCTTTCTGTATCGTTTTGCATAAGCTATTAATTCACCTCTATCATTCTCAAACCCAATCTTAGCATTGTAGAAGTCTGCAAGCATAAAGAGTATTCTGTTGTACTCATCTTGAGTATCTGGGCGACCTATATAACTTGCTACAATTAAGTCATCCGGTTTTGATAGATTGTTAGGTCTCTTGATAACATACGCAGCTCCGAGGGACTCATTGTTAGATGACTTCCCTTGTGCATATGGGTCATGACAAATGATGTATAGATTGTGTGGGACCAATCCTTCTTTTGTTTTGTATGGGGTATCGTACACGATAACTCCTCCTGTGATGTTGTCATCTTTTCTATGTGGGAATTTAAGGACTGGTTTAATTGAAGGGTCAGGTCTAAATTTAACCTCATCCCCTTTGTGATACAATATCCCAGGTGTCCCATTCTTTTCAAGGTTATGTGCCTTGACTCTGTTATATTGTTCCTTTAATGAACTTACATCAAAGATGTTAATAGTAGTCTGAAGAGTAGCTTCTTGTGGGGTGAATGGGTGTTCAGCTATATACTGGTCAAAGCTCTTGGGGTCATTGGCTTTCTTCTTATTCTCTCTAGCTGCTTCTTCAAACTCTTTGGCTTTATCAATCAACGAGTTCCCGTCATCATCCATAAACCCGTCCAAGTTTTGGTAGATAGGGACAAAATACCCACACTGAGTTCCCATTGCTCCTGCATCCCATTCATTGTCAAATGCTAAGCAGTTGTATGCATCTGGGTGATAGAACAGCTCTTCTAATGATCCAAACCCTTCACCTTCTTCACCACCTGTCCCAAAAGCAATCATTGTCCCAAGTGTCTTAGAACCTTGCTTCATTGTAGGCATTGCAATCTCCCACGCAGTCAGAAGTCCTGAGAATGAGCCCGCTTCTTCAAAGAATATAAGTTCCCCTGCCTTACCTCTTACTTTGTGTGGATTGTCTTTGAGAGATACCCCAATAATCTGTGACTTCATCCCTAGAGATACATCCGCCCCATTCACCCTTTTCTTATACCCAGACTGTTTGTGCATCTCTTTATCAATCAGTCTAGGTTGAGTCCATGCAGTATTGTCGTCTACAAATGATATGAAGTCCCAAGTTTTTGATAACAATCCATCCCCAATCAAATACTCCTTCTGCTCAGCAAATACAAAGTTCTTGGAGTTACGTAAGAAGAAGTAATTTCTTGCAAGCATTGAACCTGCTTTATAGGAGAAACCTTTACGTCTTGCTTTAAGCACAGACATATGCTTGTTCTCTTTTCTACACGCATCTACTGCAGTAAAGTATTGATAATCCCCATCGTAGAATGCTGGGAATGTGCGCTCTCTTCTAGCTTGTACTGTCCCATCAGGGAGGACTTCATCCACAGCTCTGTCAATTGGGCAATAGTTTAAGTAGAAGTAATGATACCCAGTTATTCTGACCCCGTTTACTTCATACCCATACATACATCTACTCATCTCTTTATCCCAGAAGTCATAATACTCCTTAGTCCCATCTAAAGCATCAGTGTAATAACCTTTCTCTAGATATGATTTAGCAGCTGGGGAAAATAAATGAGTGTCCTTAAACATTACTGTGAGTACTTATTTGTAACTACTCCTCCTCTGTTGGGGTTGTCTTTTTGCTGTTGCTTTTGAACAAGCTCTTCAAGTTCATCCAACCCACTAATGACTTTCCCCATATTAGCAAGATTAGCAATAAGATCTTTAGCGTGATATATAGGTCTGTTGTTGTCATCTACTTGAGTCAAATCAATGTCCCTAAAGTACTGTTCTAACTTTGCTACTGATTCTCTAGCTGATTTTAATAACTTAACTGCAGAAGTTTCAGATAGCTCTTTGTATTTATCAATTGCTGCCTTTAGTTTTGGGGTAGCTTTAACGTTTATTGTCTCTGTTAACTTCTCCCATCTTTCAGACTCCTGGTATACTGAGTATGGGGATCTATGATCTGTAAAAAAGTATACAGCAGATAACTCCTCTAACTTCAATTGTTTGAACTCAGGGATTGTCAATGCATATGGGGATGGGATAGCTTTTAGTCCGTCAATCGTTATCAGGTCTTTCATTTAGATGTTTTAATCTCCCAGGTTTAACATGAAACTTCCCAAGATATGGGAGCCTAACAGCTTTGAATTCCCCAGCTCTAATGACTTGGCTTGTAAACTTAAACTGAGAGTATACAGCTTCTTCTACCTTAGATATTGGGAGGTTGTACTTACTTGCTAGCTTTTGTATTATTGACTTTTCGTCCATTGTTTCCAGTTACTTTCCATCTCCCATCAGGACAGTCGCTGGTGGCCCATTTAGCTTTGTGTTCTATAATACACCCACACATCCCACAACGCTTGTTTCTAAGTAAATGCTCGCAGCTATGGCAAGTCTTAATCCTATCTTTATAATCCTGCTTACTTACATTTGGGGCACCTTCTTTAGCGTACTTAGCTAACTCCTTGCTAAAATTCTTTAGCATTCTAAGAACTGACGGGGATTCAATCATGATTTAACAATTTGAATTACTACACTATTCTCAGGAAGTAAGAATGGGGAAGCTTGATACTTCCCCTTCTTATTCTTAAATATAGCCCCTTTATCTTTAAGTCTCTTGATGTAGTTATTGAGAGTATTGTAATCCTCAATCCCCATATCATTGGCTACTTCTTTCTTTGTATGAATATCGCAGATGTTTGTTTTATCCCCAAAGTCAATAAGCTTAGACAATACAAGTAGCTCCTTATCAGTTAGCTCCAATATCCCATTGAATACTTGGATGTACTGCAAAGTAGTTTTTGCGTTGATTTTAATTGTTCTCATTGAACTTGATTTTAGCTCTTCCATCTATTAATAATATTTCAGCCCCAGTAGCTTGTCTATTGAATTCCTCTAAATACTCAGAGATATTCTCACGAGTAATTAAGAATGACAAGAACACCTCTATCTCTAGAGCAGCTTTCTTTGTAGATTTTATGAGTTGTTCAGCTTTATCAGATTGCTCTCTTAACTCATCAAAATCCTTGAGAGGGAGAGTAACTGTAGCACTCATTCTACAATACCTACAACTTGAAATTCATTAACACATGCATACTCCTTACTATGCACGTTGATGACAAGTGCAGGAGATTCAGGGTGTACGAGAACAGTATCCCCTTCTTTGACCATGTTACAGTCAGGCCCAGCGGCTAAGACCTCAACAATGTTACTTGTCATTGAAGGCTTAGCTTGATCTGGGACAATAATACCTGAGTCAGTTTTCTCAATATTAGGGATATTGAATACTACCCAGTCTCTGAGTGGTTGGAATTTAATTTGTGACATTAGTTTGCGGTTATTTGTGCTAATATAAAACTTATTTAAACACTATCAAAATCTGTATAAGTGATGGTTACTTCTTCGTTATTCTCCAATGCAGTTGCGATTGAGGGGTATATCGCTTTGTACGCATGTGTAGAGCTTCCAACAAAGCCATCGCTCCCGTTAGCATTTGACGTCTGAGTGTCCCCAACAAGGAGACACCCACTAGTATCATCATCGTCATTCCCACAATGAATAAGAATGTACTCAAAATTAGGTACTTCGCGAATCCACAGCATCCCCTTATGCATTTCTGGGAAACGCTTTGAATAGCGTTCATGAAAACCCCCCCAAGTACGTAAAGTAATTTTGTATGTACCTGCTGGTATTCTGGTCTCGTGCATAACTTTAATCTCACGATACTCATCTTCTAAGGTGTAACATAGAAACTTGCGATCACCGTTTGTGATGTCAAATAATACTCCTAATGTACTGTCTTCTTGGCTACTGATTCTTAGTACCTCTAACTTCATTGTTTGTAGATTTCATTCATTACGTCTCTCCAACGTCGCTCTACATCAACCTCTCTGAATAGTCTTACAGGTGGACCTTCCTCAAGATAGTCCCACATAGGGCCCCAACATTGATTCCCGTAAGCTGTGTTTAGCAAAAGAATATCTGTAGCCCCAATAATTCCGTCTAAGTTTAAATCACAATTTTCACACACCCCAACAGGTTCATCTTCCCAACAAGCGAGTATTGATATCAAGTCATTACTCCCAACAACATAATCACCGTTCACATCCCCAAGGCAACTGCCATTGTCTTCGTCAACAATAGTTGGTCTGTTTAATAACATGTGATTGTGCATGTAGTTTAACTGCCCATCAGTAAATGTCGTTCTACATGAGTCGATGTAGTAATCCATGTGGTTATTGTGAACATAATCAGCCCAAGGTCTTTCAGGATTGAAGTTCGAACACACTGGATTTACGCAGCTAAAGTTCACCTTGGTGGGTGGCGTGTCGCAGATGTCATCATGCACTTGCGTACAATCCTCTTCAACGTCTTCCCCGCAGAAGTCAACCCCATTGAACACGTGATGTAAACCTAAATAGTGTCCTACTTCGTGAACTAAGGTTTTGTTCTCGTCTCTGTTTAGAAACAAGTACTCACCATCTAATCCGAATACTGACGTTTCTACCCATACACCATCAGCTACGTTGAAGTAAGCTGGATAACGGTAAGCAAATCCAAGAATTGTCCCACACATTCTAGGTACTACGTGGATGTTCATAAACTCAGTAGTCTCCCAAGCTTTATTCCCAATATACCCAACCATTGTTGAAGTACTATAAGGAAAACATTTAGCACCTGTAGCTAATTCAAAACCATCTTGGCTACCGTCAATCATATCATGATAACGAATCTGAATCAAGTCAAAGTTGAACATGTACTCCTCAAACTGTTCGTTCAGGTCGTCAATAGCATTGTAGACATGCTCTTCAGGGATTTCAGCCCAAGAATCGTAGATAGAGTAGTGTACGTGAACGACTATCTTAACATCCTTCCAATAGACATTGAGAGGGTTTTGGTAGTCCTCGTTAACTCTATTGAATGATTCTTCCTCTAGTACAGCGCATAAACTGATGGTGTCCTTTTGTCCTAAAGTAAGGTTATAACCTGACAAAAGAACTAATATTGTAATAATATACCTCATGGTTTTCGATTTGTTGCAGTCTTTTCTATCGTGCGACCTGCAAAATAGGCACCCGCAGTAGTTAGTAATAGTATTTGCAACAAATCTACATAATTATCCTTAACAGAAAACTCGGGATCTATTGAATCCCAGATAGTTACAACGCTGAAAAATGCAATTAGATAGATCATTATACTAGGTCGTATAATTTTAGCAATTTTTACATCGCTATTCATGTCTGCTTTCCAACGCTCAGTAACGTTATTTTGAGCATTCTGTTCAGTCTCTGCAGCTAACTTCTCAAACTCCATCTTTTGCTCTGGAGTAAGATCTGGGTCAGTATCTACAATACGCTTAATAATCCCTAATACCCCTTTGTCTGGGATGAGATCACCTACATTGTTTAATAAGTTTGGGGCCTTGTCTTTTAACCAATCCCCTAATTTTGTGTCTTTAACTTTTGGCATGATTCTATATCTGCAATCATTGCTTTCTTACAATGATTTGGGTCGATGCAATCAAGCATATTAGCTACTAAATCCCCCAATGATGTCAAGGAGTTTTCAGCTTGAGCGTATCCTAAAACTGCTGATATAGTTTGGTCTGCATCCCCAAACGGTACTTTCGTACTCGAATGGATAAGTGTTGTGTTAAATAAGTCAGAACAGAATACATTCCCTAACTGGTCAATAGCCAATGCACAGCTATGGAAGTAGTCTGATACTGTTGACTTAGCTCTAGTCTTGTACAATATCCTGTACACAATACTGTACAACAACCCTACAGGGAGTAGTGTTACCCCGAGTAGGATTGCTGTTATGAACAGTATTATTTTCACTCTACAACTTCAGACTGATCGAATCCATCTTCAACAGGGAACCATCCGTTAGTCTCCATGTAAGCTTTATCTCTTACGTTAGCTGTTGATGGGATGATATCCCCGAATCTGAATCTACCAGTAGCTGAGCTACCAATGTATGCTGCAAGCTGTGCTTTTTCTTCTTCAAGTACTTCTGGGAAGAGAGCGAGCAATCCGTCGAGATTGTTTTCAGGGTGAACGTAGATTTGATAATCCAAATCCACAGTCAGAGCAAACAACCCGAAGTTAGGTGAATTCTCATCTGTTTCAGGGTGTGGCATCCAACCAAATACGTAGCGTGATACATCACGTGGGTTACGTACGTGTGGGGGACGAGAAATCTTGAAGAGCTCTTCACTGATTCCTTTTGCTCTTTGTTCTGAAGTCAGTTCTGCTTCAGGGAGTACAATAATGAAATTCTGCATTGTTTTATTATTTAGTGCAAATATAAGTGTTTAGTTAAGATGTGTATCTAAAAGGTGTGTTGTTAACCAATCTGTTATTTAGTCTATCCATAAAGGTTCGTCTGTTATACCCATACAACTCACAAACCTCTTTTGTACCGTAATAAAAGACACCTGTATTAATGTCAACTATGACTTTACATAGCTTTTGCATTTCTTCTTGTGTCTTTTTCCTCCCAGTATTTGCCTGCTTAACAGCTTTGATTGTAGCCTCTGATATCGGTTTACCTTTCTTTGAGTTGCTTATCTTTTTTCTGCCTTCTTCTGACATAACAAATCCGTCACTTCCTTCCCCTCCGTTTGTCATGTTGCATAGACATCCACTGTTTAAGTCTATTCTACCGTACAGTTCAATAAACTCTTGCTCTTTTGCATGCGCAAACTCATTGGTTACTTCATCAAAAATTACTTCAACAACATAGTCAGTTTTAGACACAATATTTTTCCACCACTTACTACGGCATCTTTTGTTGTGAGCTCTTCTATAGTTATCAAACTCTGACAACCCACCAACGCCTATGTAAAATGGTTCATTCTTGTCTTTTCTTATGTGTCTATAAACGTATGCCATCTTAATAAATTCTGTAGTATTCGTTTATATTTTTTTCGATGCCTGTGCGGTTGGTTGATTGGTCAGACGTATACAGTACAAATTCTTGCAAAGTGCCTGTCATATAAGCGCCCGCACTTGGCGACAATCTACCACCCAAACTTGACCCGCTTGAGACGTTGATTGTTTCGCTTACGCTTGCTGTTGTTGATGTCCCATCTACAGCAAGAGTCACAGTAGAACCGTCGTATCCGTAGACGCTCAACAATTGGCCGCTGGATGAATGCACTAAAGATGTGTCAGTCGCATTCAAAGCAAGTTGAATGGTTTGAGTTGACGCAATACTGCGCATCTGAACGCCGTCGTTAAAATTGTCAAGATTTGACCAAACGTCCCTGTTACCCGATGAACTCACGTCGGCAACGACAATAAAACCAAATATCACACTGCTGCTAAAGCTTTCTGTTATACCTAAAACGTTCGTCGTTCCATTTAATTCAATTGCTGGCTTCCCGTTCTCCGTCACCACGCCCGTGCTGCTGTCGTAAATCTTCGGCTGCTCTCCCGTCGTCGTCTGC